TAGACCTACAACATTACCGCCACCTGAAACAGGGTCTGTGGTTTGCACATTAAAGAATTTATTTCTTAGTGGCATTCCAGCATTTTCACCTGTTTGTGTCACTACTGGTACTTTACTAGCCATTGAGAAAGTTTTGGGTATATTATTCTTTAAAGTTACTTTATTTATATCAGTATCTGTTTCTAGTGTTACTTTATCTCTGATTTCTAAGTATCTAGAATCCATACCAGTTTCTTCGTTAGATTCAAAAGTAACAGTATCTTCTGATTGCCCTGCTTGTATTGTATTTTGTCCTGTAGCAGCAACATTTTTAAAAGCATTTTGATTTAATTCACCTGAAGTGCTTGCAGATATTGTTAATGTATCTGTAGATTCATCTGTTGATATAGATACATTAGAACCAGCAACAATATTAAGAGTATCACTTGCTTGGTCTGCAATAAGGTTAGAACCACCAGCTACTACTGTACTAAATCCATTACCTGTACCTCCACCACTTGAAGATATAGTAATAGTCTTAGTATTATTGTCTGTAGTTATAGTTACATTGTTTCCAGCTACTAAACTTAGTGTTTCAGATAGATTACCTGCCTGTACAGTGTCCTGACCTGAGACAACAAACCCACCAAAAGCGTACTGTTGTGAGGGTAGGTCAGTCCAAGATAGATTTCCGTAACCATCTGTTTTAAGAATTTGATTAGCGTTTCCGGTAGTTCCGTTAAGTAAAAATCTACCAGATAAAAGGTCTAAAGCACCATCTGTTGTTATTTGTACTTGTGGAGTTGAATCAGGAGCAAATATTATTTTACTTGAATTAGTTGTACCTACTACAAATGTACCGTCAGATAAAATACTCTGACCATCAAGGTACATATCATGTTCAACATCTGATATGTTTACTGTTGCATTACTTAGTTGGTAACCGTAAGGTGTACCATTGGAATCTACGTCAAATACGTGGTCGGCTGAGGAGCTCCCGCTTATCTGGCTAGTCGAACTATGAGTTACATCAGCCATTATTTATAAACTCAGAACCGAAACTTCCTCCTAACTGACGGTATATAAATTTTAGTCTTTCAATTTCTTCCATTACATTATTTACTGCATCAAGCCATTCTTCATATTCTGGGTGACCTTCGCCAAGTCTATCAACCATTAACTCAAAGTGAGCACGCTCAGCTTCAGCAATTCTTGCTAATATGTAATCTTTTTTAAATGTATCATTAACGAAACGATATTCTATTTCGTAAGGTTTTGAATCTTTTTGCTCTTCAGACATTATCCCTCCAACAATTCTACTCTAGCAGTTAAATCTGAAATCTGTGTGCTTAGTTCTTGTACAGCTTTTACTAATGGACCAACTAGCTGATAATAATTAAAGTGTGGGTGTCTATTTCCATCTACTTCAAATGCTTCACATTCTTCTACAGTATGGTGTACCCAGTTTGTTACAGTTCCATCTTCTTCTGTATATTTAAAATATGCACTACAACAATCATCTTGACAAGAATAATTACCTTCTTCACAATCTTCATCTCCACAGGTACATATTGCAGGGTGCTGACATCTATTATTAAATCTATAAGTATCTGAATTATCAACAACTAAGTAATAATCTTCCCAACCATTTGCATCTAGTATATCTTGAACATCTTCTGCTATAACACCAGTATATTTTTTATCAGAGTGTCCTTCTGTAATATAGTTAAACTGCTTTATAGGTAATGCTTCTATGAAATCTAAACCTAAACCAGTATCTGCAATATTAGTTTTTACATTTTCTGATGATGAGTTTATTAATGTTCCATAAAAATATTGACCATAAAATTCTTGTGAATACATATCAGCAAATCTTAAAGAAGATGATGTACCTATAGTTCTACTATTGTTTGAGCTGGGTTTTACAGAACCATAAATATTTATTTCATTGGCACTAAAACTTAATACAGAAGTGTGAACGTGTGTAGAAATTCCGTGGTCGTGGTCAGACCTAGCAGCACTATTGCTAGTGCCACTAGCACCAAAATTTACATTATATCTTACTCTATATGGACTACTATCAGTGCTAACAGTAGTTCCTGTACCATTATTAAAACTTACACCATAGCCAGTTAGTACATTACCTACAAGAGAATCATTAGCTTGAAATAACCATTTATTATAATTATCATAACTGTGGGTATGATTTCCATAAGCAGCTGTTGAAGATGTAGTTCCTAAATCAACATTAAAAGTACTTCCAGATAAACTAAGAGCAGTTCCAGCAGTATAAACAGTACCTGCTGATGGAGTAACCCATTCCAAGCCGTTTGATGTTCTAGTTAATACTTGACCATTGTTTCCAATACCATCGTGTACAGATAAATAAGTTGCATCTAAGTAAAGAGTGTTCATCCCAGACCTTGTGTGGAATATATCGTGTGTACCATTAGAAAAGTAAAATTCCGCTCTTTGGTCTGCATTGTTTTCTTCAGCATAAAAACCTGGATTAGAATAAGTACCATCTGTAAATATTAATGAAGGGCTTGTTGCTCCTGGAGTGCCAGAGCTATCTTGTATAGCAACCTGAGGTGCAGCTATAACTAAATCGTTAGAATTACTATTTCCATATATAGAACCAACACCAAAGCCAATAAATTGTGTATCTGATGGACTGTTGTTATTAGAAGCCTCTAAGTTTATATCAATGTCAAAATACTGTGCTATTCCTGTAGCATTATCAAGTCTCCAACCTGTATTTGTTGAAGCGTCAAAGTTATCAGACTCAATACCATCTGCGTCAATTACTATTCCACCAACAGTTCCTGCTTCAGCTTTAATTGTTCCGTCACTTTCTACATAAAACTTTGTATTAGCATCAGATTGAGCAGTACTAAATGTGTTAGAAACATTTGTTCCTATCCACATGTTTCCATTTTGGTCTACATTAAAATTTGCCATATTATCCTATGTGTATTGAGCCTGCATTTACATTTAAAGTACCAGCTATAGTTGCTCCAGACGCAACCATTGTTCCATCTGAATCTACTCTAAAGTTAGCACTACCGAATACTGAATTTCCCATAAATAATTGTCCACTGCTATTTACATTAAATGCATTGTTTCCAATATTTATTGTAGCACCAGTTATAGCACCTCTAAATGTTCCTTCATTAAATTCTACAGTACCATCAGAGTTTAAACTAAAACCTGATGAACCCGGTGTATAATCACCTTTAATGCTTGTGTTACCACCATCTAATTCTAAATTCCCTGCAGTTAGCTTTGAAGCTGATATTGTCCAGCCACCAATTTCTCCTGTAGTTGCAGTTATGTTTCCTCTTATTAAAGCATCATTAATTTCTATAAATCCATCAGGATATCCAGTATCTTGTTTCCTAATTGTCCAACCAGAACTACCTGCTGAATAGTTATCAGACTCAATGATATTACCTATCTTAGCATTAACAATTGCTGCGTCTCCTATCTTTGCAGTAGTAACAGCTAAGTCATTAATTTTTGCTTCTGTAATTGCAGCGTCAGATATGAATTGAGTAGCAATCAATTGACCAGTTGCTAATTGCTGGTCAGAAGGGTCTGATTCGTTACCTGCAATATCTACAGCAGTAAATCTAAAATAATGAGCGTCTCCATTTTCTAATGCTATTTCACCAACAACAGGAATATTATTTCTTATATTTGCAGCAGTAGCAGGTATCTTTCCTTTTGGCTCCATACCTGTAATAGAGAACCCTGTTTGTGTAGAAACATAAACATTTAAATGTTCAATGTCATTTTGTAAAGTAAAGTCAACAATACTTGCTAATGGATTACCTTGGTCATCCACTGCTCTACCTAAACTATGAACTATTTGAGTTCTTAATGTACCAGCAGCAATACTATCAGCTGGACCTGGTTTATCTGGAGCATCTCCATCAATAGCAGTTGTAATAGTGTCGCTTGTATAAAGGTTGCTATCACCATTACTATTAACAGGAGCTATTCCTACTTCATAGTTTGTTGCAAGGTCTAATCCTTCTATAGTAAATTCATTAACACCCCAATTGACTGTAAGTTGTGTATAAGGGTCTGTACTACCAGTTCTTCTATATCTAATTCTGTACATTACACCATTTTGTATAATTGTTCCATCAACATTTAACGGTGTATCCCAAGTAGCTTTTATTATTGCTCTAGAAACACCTAACGCATCTTCTTGGAATCCAGATACTAAAGCTAAGTTGCTAACAGATTGTGGTTGGTTAAATTTATCACCTAAAGTAATACCACTTGTTACCTGACTAAATCTTAAATCATCACCAAGTCTCAATGGCAAGTCTCCAACTTCTAATTGTGTTCCTGCACCTTCCCATTGTACGTAAGGAGTTAAATCAACATATTCTACTAAGTTATACCTAGAAGAACGTAATCTTCTTAAATACACACCGTATCCTTCTTGTACAGGCCAAGTTATTGAAGTAACTCTAATTTTTTCTGGATTAATATACTCACCTTGATAAGAAACTTCATACTTAGAATTTCTTTCAGGGTCTTCTGCAACTTTATCATCAGTGTCTTCAAATCCTAAATCTGGGTCATAAACAAATATATTATCCCCTACTTCAAAGTCTCCTTGTATATCGTAAAAATCTAAATCTAAATTTATATTTCTTTTTGTTCTTTTTAATTCATTTAAGAAAGCAATAGCTCTTTCTTCTCTGGTCATATACGCATGGTCAGGCTCAGTTACATAAATAGCTCTTTCTAATTCCTCACCATTTAAACCTCTGTATGGATTCTTGTCGTCAATAACATCTAATGCATCATACTGTTTTCCATCTCCATAATCAGAAATGTACTCAACAATAGAAACATACTCTGAAGCATCAAAAGATGACTTGATAGCAGATGGATTCAAACCAGTTATTGAAGGGTCATCTCCACTATTTTGTCTAACTACAATTACAGTAGGGTCTTCTGCGTGACCTGAAAATAAGTTTTCTCTAGGCCCCATATCAATTAAAAGCTTGCCTTGATTTGTTCCACCAGGAATAGGTCTATCTGTATCATCAGAACTATCACCAATTCTTAGTCTGTATTCTACATCTAATTGGGTAGCAGCTTTATCTAAAGCACTTTTAACAGTTTCTATATGATGCTTACCATAATAAGCATTTGTTGTGTCTTCAATAACAGGAGCACTCGTAGGAACTGTAAATGTTGCAGTTCCACCACTATCTATATTTACTTGACCTTCACCTTTAGTCCATTTTAAACCATCTATGTAGCCATAAAAGTAGTCAGCAGTTTGTGATTTACCTATAGATAAATCCATTCCATCAGGAGAAAAAGTTTTTAAATCAGGAGTTGGAGATTTTATATTTTTATCACTCTGCCATGTTTCAACCATTGTTCCGTTTTTAAAAGTGTAAAAATTTATACCCTTTCTTACTATTGCAAAATGATTCCATTGTCCGTAATCTATTGTTCCAAGTGATTTACCATCTGCAATGTCATAAGCTGATGTAACACCATTTTCTACAGCAGTATTTGATATTGATGACCTTATATAAACTTTTGAATTAGCTCCACCATTTTCATTTAACCCAATTATGAATGATGGTATTCCATTGTGTGTTGTAGAAGCTACTACAGGCCCATGTCTTGTTGCACTTCTTGGGTTTGTTCCAGTAGCAGTTTTACCATGAAAGTATGAATTTTCATCCTGCCAGTATTGAGAATATATAGATTGATAAGTTGCATTAAGTTTATAGAAATCTTCGCTACCTGCGTCTGTATCGTATATAGACCTATCACCTGCATAGTATTCAGGATAATCATCACTATCCCATCCTGAAGCTGTCCAAAAATCTACTGTTGGTCTTGACATAATATCATCTATTATGTCTTCAATTGTTGTAGATGAGGAAATTACATATGTTCCACCAGACTGACTTAAAACTTGGTAATTACTTGTATTACCTGTAGAACGACCATCAGGTGTTTTAGCTGTTGTATATTCTGGTTTATTTAAAAACTCGGTTGGTATATCTGCACCAGAATACCAATTTGAATCGTTCTTTGCATCCAAATTTCCTAAAGAATGAGTTGTATCAGTTTTGTCATTTTTTAATAGTCTATTTATATGTCTTTGATATCTATCAGCCATTCCTGAAGATATATGATATCCACCTAAGTCATTTCTTACTGATGCAAAAAAAATTAAAGAAGCTGCTATATCAGAATATTCATTATCTAAATCAGATACGCTACTTACACCTGTTCCATCTTTTTGTTTATAAAAATAAGCAAAAAGGCTCTTAGAAAATCCTGCACCACCACGATGATATGCTATTGCACACATAATTTCAAAATGAGTTTGAGCTAATGCAGTATCGTAAGGAAAAGCATCTTCGTACCCTGTCATCGCATTTTTAACAGAGTCTATGTATCCACCACTTCTAGTAAATAACCACTTTGCTTGCTCTCTAGCTAATGAATAGCTAAATCTCATATTGCTATTTGATGAATCATCACCAGTGTATTTAAATGGCAAATCTTTACCAGTTTGTAAAGTTCCATTATTATCTAGCCAATATCCACCATTGTTATTAACTAAACTTGAACTAAATGAAGCTGGGAATGTATAAACAGTCCCGTTAATATCTATACCATCTGTATAAAAGTTTTTAAAGAAATCATCTTCTGTAATACCATAGGGATGAAAAGTAGCTCCAAAACCTACAGTAAGAGTACCAGTTGGTTTACCATGAACATCTGGATTATAAGGAACTCTAGAACCTGAAACACCAGTATTAGAACTTCTATAGTTTTGTCTTGTTTGATATAGCCTAGAACCTGTTGAAAACTGTGTTGAGTTGTAAGGGTCTAGTCTGTGATAATAAACACCATTAGCATTGTTTGTAGAATCAAATAAATCATCATCTATGCTTAGAGCTTCTGCTGTAGCTTTGCTAATTACTAATGGATATTTGTCATCATAAATATATGGAACAAATCCTTCATCAGGATACATTACATTATCTATAAAACTATTGTCAACTGTTGCGTTTGCTAAATCAAATTGAGGCATATTATCACGGCGTTAACCTGTACTCCCACCACTCTATTGTAAAATCTTCTGAATGAAGTGTAAACTCTGGTTTATAGTCAACTGTTAAATGAGAGTTAACATCAGTTAATTTAAGGCTGGTGTTTCCAAACTTTGCTTGGTCTGTAGATATTTCAGCACCTTGATGAAATGTAACTTCATGTTTTCTATTAGTTTCATCAGTAGTTGTTTTATCTCCATCACTACCTTCAAAGTTTAATAATAAGTCAGTTTCTTCAACAGTTTTTTCGTATATATTACCAGGCCATATACCTCTTAAATTACCATTATCATTTCTTCTAATAATTCCATAAGGTGCTCCATCATCATTATTTACAAAATATTCTAAAGACACACCTGTATAATCTCTTGGAGCAGTAGAAGCACCTGCGTCAGTAACTGGCATACCTTTGTTTTCATCATCACCTAGGTAAAAATTAAGACCAGCACCTTCAATATAAGCTGACTCTGGCTCTAGAGATAATGTTCTAATTACACCTACGTATTCAGAACTGGGCAAAATAACTTTATCAATTCTATCTGCTGCTTCTACTTCGTTATTAGTAATAACTATTTGGTCGAAAGGTTGTATTGCGTTTAATATTGAATTAGGTACTAAAGATAAATCTAATGCAACATTGAATGACCCTTGAGCCATTAATTTTTCTGTAACAGCCATTATGCTTTAATTAACCTTTGTGCTTCGTTTACATTATCTATGTATTGATTGTATATTGAAGCAGCATCATCAATATCAGATGGTTGACCAGTATCTGCGTCTCTTAATATATATCCTATAAAGAATGGAAATGTTGCTCCACCAACTGCTCTTTTTATTATTCCATTCTCTGTTAAATTTGTGTCTGTAGACAGCGATGCAGTACTTCCTAAAATCCATGAGTTGTTATCTTCTGGTGAAGCAGTTCCATCTATTATGTAACCACTAGAAATAGTAGAATCATCAGCTGCGGTAGAAGGTGCAGTGTATAATCCAAAGTTAACTGGTGTACCCGCTGTGTAATAGTTTGAAATAACAGATACAAAATGTGAGCCTCTACGCAAGGCAAAGTCAACAGTTAGTCTACCTGACTTATCTGTATTTAAATAAGTAGTACATCTTACGATTGCTACTTCAGGTCTATTTACAAGTATTTGTACTCTTCTCCAACCTGAAAAGTCATCACCTTGTTGGTTTCCTGAAGTTATTTGACCAGAACTAAATATCCATTCTTGTTCTGTTGCATATTGTGTATCGTCATATATGAGAGTGTTTACTGTTGCTTTAGAGGTGCTAACTCCTAGTTTTAATTTAATTAATCCATTTTCTAATATTAAAGAATCCCCAACTTGCCAGTTGTTAGCATCTTTGCCACACATAACACTATTAACAGTTGAGGTAATACCTGCGTTTGTTTTTTGTGGATGAGTACCTATAGATATCTGACAACATCCTTTGTAATAATCCTCAATATCTACTACATATTGAGCATTATTATTTCTAAGTTGTTCGTCTGTTTTTACATATAAATTAACTGAAGCAAATTCATTATCAGAAGTTAAATCTTTGCATACTCTTATATCTGATTCAGGTTCACCATTATGTATATAAGCGTAATGACCTGCTGGAGGTGCATGAAATTGTTGAGTAGTAGAACTAGAAACGTTAAAGTCATTTTCTAACAAAGAACCTGTAAGTCTAGATTCAAACATAACATCTCCCTCTCTTCCTACATACTCCATATCTATGCTGTATTCAAAACTACCTAACAAATATTTACTAACGTTTACACTTGCGCTGTTTATTTTTACATAACCATTAAGACTTGAATCTCCATCATATCTAAATGGAACATGTTCATCCATTCTTGCCATAGACTGAAGTTGGTCTCTAATATACTTTAAGTGGTCTAATTCATTTTCTACACCACCTAATGTACCTGATATAGATAATGACTTACCATCAGATGAAGAACTATGATTTAATGTTGCGGGTGATGTTATTGATAATCTTCCTATATGAACTTGATACATTATGTTCTCCTTATATTGCCACCAACACTACCTTCTCTATCAAGTCTTGAAAGAGCTTTACTTATTTGTATAGCAGCTTTTCTAGCTTGTGAAGGGTCTGCTGGTACTCCTGTAACATTTACTGATAAATGTTCTACTATAGTATTATTACCACGTCCACCTTGAGTTAGTGGTTTTACTAAGAAACCAGAACCAGGAACAAATCTTACTTCTTCAGGTCCGTACTCTCCAACAAGTGCTCTTCTCATTAAATTATCTCTTCCACCCATAGCATACTTCTTAGGAGTAATATGTGTCATGTCAGGTACTCTTCCACCCATCTTAAATCCTTTAATTCTACCTCCAAACTTGTAACCTCCGGTATCTTGACCTAATGGAGCAAAAGCAGAGCCAGTTCCAAATAGCAACTCATTCAAATATGAAGGTAAATTACCACCAGGAATATTTGAACTATTTATGTTTACTACTGTGTTCCTTCCAGGAGTTCCAGGACCCGTACCGTCTTTGTCATCATCATTAAAAAATTCTTCTACTATAGGTCCACTTCTACGATTAGCTAATGCTTCCATTTGAGAATTTAGTATTTTCATATATTCATACTCTTGCATTCCTCTAAGACCCAGAACCATAAGTTCTTTACTTAAACCTTTAGATATATCTTCCGCGTTAGTTATAGAAAAACCAAGTTCTCCAGTATCAGTTTCTACTGTACCTATACCCATCATATTTAAGAAATCAATCATAGCTTGACCATATGATGCGTTATTTAATATGTTTCCTTGTCTGTTTACTCTAGCTTTTTGAAACTGCGAATCTTTAAAAAACTTAGAATACTTATCAATGTTAGATAAGTCGCTAACTTCATTACCATCACTACCACCTAGTGCATTGTAAGCTTCCATTAATATTGGGTAAGCGTCTAAATTTGTTAGACCCATTCTCATTAATTGAGAAAAACCTCTACCTTCCATACCTGAACCAGTAAGAGCTGCTTGCATTGCTGTTTGATACACGTTTCTAAAACCTGATACACCACCTGCATCTAACAATTCATCCATTTCTCTTGCAAATAGTAAGTCTGCAAGGTCCTGTGTTACATCACTAATTTGTGTTTTCAAAGAACTAAAATCAAATGTTCCTTCTTTTGTTAAATTATTGATTAATCCAAATAATGTTTCAACTCTTGTGTTTACAGAACCAAATGCACCTTCAAGAGCACCTATTTCGTCAACATATTCAGGAGCATTTTCTTTAAAGTTTGCATAAGCTGCATCAACAGATAAAACACCTTCAGCAACTCTTTCTTCAGCTTCTGCAATTCCATTAGCACCTGCTTGTACATCTAATGATATAAGTTTTTGCTCATCTAATAATTGTATATATGCATCTCTAGCAGCTACTAGCTCTGGAGATATTTCTAATATTTCTTTTTCATATTCTGCTTTTTGTTCTAAAGCATTAGAGTATTCAAGTAAAAATAATTCTTTTTCTGTTTCTGATTTAAACTCCCCTTTCATTTCACGAAGTTCATCTCTAGCAGCGTCTACCTCTAAAGCACTAACTATTCCTAAATTAAACATTCTTCCAAGTTCAGCAACTTCTTTTTCTTTAGCTTGAATATCTAATTGTTCTCTAGCTGTGTAGTCTTTATCTAATCTACGCTTTCTTTCTGTTAAATCTAGTTCTCTCTGTAAAAGACCAATACGTTCTTGGACTGTGATGTTACCAGCCATTCCAGTAACTTCTAACTTCATAAGTTTTTCTTTTTGCTTTTCTAATCTTTCAGATAAAGAAGCTTCTCTACGTAATACAGCAGCATAATCTTGTTTTGCTTTAACTAATGCTCTAGCTTGGTCTGTTTGAGCTCTTTCTGCTCTTGTAACTTGTGTGATTATTGCAAAAGCCTCTTGCATTCTAGAGTTTGCTTGTTGATAGGATTTAGCTAACTTTTCTGCAAACATATCTAAGTTTTGCATCATAGTCGTTCCTAAACTTGATAAGAAACCTTGTGTTAAAAAGTCGTTAGTTAGATATTGACTATTTCCTGATATTTTTCCTGCTAATTCTTCATAAGATACATTTGTTCCTTTATAACTACCTTTCATGTCTGGTAGTTCGAAGTCAGCTACAGAATCATTAATAACTGCTGCAAAAGTATCTTTAAGTTTTAACTTACCATTTTCTATACCTACTATTACACCATCTATTAATGGTTCACCAATGTGCTTTGCAGTAAATCTTGAAGGAGAGAATATTCCATACAATGTAAATACATTGTTAAAAGCGTTGTCTAATACTTCTACGAACATATCTGTTATTTCTTCAGAGTTTTCTTCTATACCTTTGACAATACCCATAACAGAAGCTTCACCCATAAAGTATCCCATTTCTTCGAGTCTTTCTTTTTCGGCATCTTCTGCTTCTTCAGGAACTATTTCAGAAACATAATCGCTACCACCAAGACCTCTTAAATACATTTCCTGTGCAGAAGCAAGTGCTGGATTTGATAAATATGTTTGTGCCATATCTAATCCACCTACACCAACTTTTGCAAGTTCAGCAGCTAATACTGGTTTACCAAAAGCTCCCAATGCAGTTAATGTTTTTTCAAACTTAGCTTGTGCTGCACTTTTTTTAATTGTGTTTAGTAACACATCTAAAGCAGTCATGTCTTGAAATGCATCATCAGGTAATGGAGCTGTCAAATTAACTAATGATTTTCTCGCGTCTGTAAATGCTTTGTCTAATCTTGCTGCAAGTTGTATAGCAGCATTCTCAGTAATTCCCAATTCTTTCTTTAGTTCATCAGAAGCTAGCTTGTTATCTTTAGTAAACTTGTCATAAGTTTTTGTATATAATTCAACAATTCTTTGGTAGTTATTTCCTGCCCTTTTAATTTCTTCTTCTGTAACAATTCCAGTATCTCTGAAATCTTCTAATCTAGCTACTAAGAATTTCTTAATTTCTCTACCAAGACCAGAACCTGGTCCTAATGTATTTTTAAAGTTAGCTTCAATATTTTCTAAACTTGTACCAACAATACCTTCAGCTGTTGATATTGCTTTTGCTATATCAAAAACAAATTGTGCTACATCTTGGTCTGTGTATTCTTCACCGAAGATATCTCTAAATGTATTAAACATATTTTTGAGCTGTTCCATAGCACTTTGACCCGGAGTAAAATCAAATTGTTTTAAATCGCCCATAATGTATTTAAGAATACCTTCATCTCCTAATCCAAGTTTTTTACCCCAATTCATTAAGTCATTTGAAAGCTCTCCTAAAACATTTGGGTCATTAAGATTATCTAATCCTGTCATTGCGAATATTTCTTTAGAGCCTATTCTTTTATCAGAAGACTCTTGTAAAGCTATAAGCATTCCTGATGAAACTCCACTAAATAAATCTGATGGTATGTATATATCTTTATATCCACTTGCATCTATTGTGGTATCGCTAAACAATAAACTATCCATAAGTTCTTGTATAGTAGGAAGCTTTCCTCCTGTTCTTTTTAGATTTTCTGGGTCTACTGCATTAAGTATTACATTTCCTACAGCAGTACCAATGTCTTGTCTGATATCTGCTTCAGATTTTTTGAAAGCTATAGCTTCTTGTTTAATTAATGATTCTAAGTAACCACCTTGATTTTTACTTTCTCTACCTGCTCTTGCGATAATTATGTTTTCTACAAACGATTGACCTAACTCTGCTGCTAGTTCTCTTCTAGCTTTTTGATTAGCAGCTTCAAGTTGTTCTATTTTTTTGAGCGCATTTTCTAATACTGCTTTATCTGTTATTTCATCTAATACTCCACCAGATTGTAACTGGTCAAGTTTTAATTGATTCATGTAAAGTTCATTTAGTTTTTCTGATGCTTCTGATAAAGCAGCTGAATATTCTTCAACACCTCTAGCAGCTGCACCAAACTTTCCAACTAATTTGAATATACCTTGTATTGCTACTGTGTATATAAGCATCTTACCAAGAGCTTTAACAGTTCCCATAACAGCATTTGTAAACCTACCCAAGCCTGCTCTACCTTTGTCAACAGCTTCTAAGAATTGAAGTTCTGATGCAGTTGCTTCTCCAGTATTTTTAACTTTCTCTTGTAACGAAGCTACTACATCATTGAATGCTTTACTTTGTCCCTGTAATGCAGATTTTCTTAATCTAGCTCTATCAAGTCTTCCCATATTACCAAAATCTAACTGGTCTCCGTATAGAGCTTCTATTTGTTTGTCTAGTACTTGATTAAATCCCTTACCCTTACCTCTAGCAGCACCCATGAATGCATTTAAATCATTTAATAATGTTTTTCTTCTTAAAAATTGTTGATTAGTAACATTTATTCTTTCTGCAAAAGATTTTTCATCGATAGACAATTTTGATTGGACTTTTCTTAATTTTAATATTGCAGCGCTTTGTCCTTTTAGTAATTGAAGTTTAAGTTTACCCATTTTGGTAGGAGCAAATCTTCTAAATCCTCCACGCATTTTTTCTTCTCCAAGTGTCATAAATGGGTCATTAGATACTGATAATTCTTGTAAAGCTAATTGTTCAGCAGTTGCTTTTGCATAAGCTCCTATCCCAAATGCATCAGCAGTAGCGTTATTTCTCAGACCAGGACTTACAAGTTGGTTTTGTATTTCTTGTACTTTTGCTGCATAGTTAGAAAGACCATATAATTCTTTAGGAATATTTCCACCATAAATTAATGAAGTTACAGCAGGATTTGCTAGTGTCTCCATTAAACGCATCTGGTACTTTCCAGGCATTAACCTTTCCATCAATCCAGATGGACCTAGTGTATTAAATGGTAATCCTATGTCTCCTTTGAACATTCTTGTTTTTGTAGCATATGCAGCTACGCTGGCACCTTCAGCACTAACAGCTGTTAATGAAGCGACTTCACCTAAAGATGATTTCAATAAGGCTGCAGCACCTTGAGCTCTTTCCAAGCTAGCAGCAAGTATTCCACCTTCTGTAGCAGAAGAAGTTAATGATATTTTTACTCCTCTTAATATAGAATAAGCTACTCCAAGAACACCTAATCCTCCAGAAAATTTAGCAAATAATGTAGTTGCAGCTTTTGTTGTTGCGAATAAAAAGTTGTTTAAATCTTTTACAATGTTTTTAGCACCATCTAAATTATCTAGCCCAAAATCTATAAATTCTGCTTTTACTAAATTTTTTCCTCTTTGTAGTTCAGAGAATAATGTTTCATATCTTCTCTCAGCTTCTTCTGTTAATGCATTGTTTTCTAAGTATGCTTCATTAGCAGTATTTAATGCATCATATAAAGTATCGTTTGCTTTTGCTAAAGCTAGTATTGCTTTTTGTGTTCTTACCTGACCCAATCCCATTTTTTGTAGTACAGATATGTTTGTAAGACCTACGCTAGAAGTATCTTCTAATCCTTTTATAAATGCTGCTACTGCTTGTGATGAATCTAATTTAAATAACTGTTCAAATGCAGGAACAGACATTCTTGCAACTTTAGCAAACATTTCAAGATTGTCTCCACCCTGAGCAATTGCTTCAGACATTTCAGACATTAATCTTACAATTGCTGTAGCACCTGCTTGTGACGGCTGACCTATAGCTTTAAGTGCAGTTGAAAATGCTAAAGCGTCAACTGCTGCATTATTCATTTCACCTTGTATCTGAGCTGTAGAAGTTGCAATTTGTAATGCTGCTGTAACTATTTCAGATTCTTGAGCAGCAAAGTTGTTACCTAATGCAACAAGTGACGAACCTAAGTTATCTAGTTCTGAAGTTGCTGTGCCAGTTATTTCTTGAAGTCTTGACATAGCCATAGCTGCATTTTCTGCGGATAGGTTTGTTGCTATTGTAAGTTTTTGTATTGTATCTGTGAAGCTAACAATATCTTTAGCAGCTACACCTAACTGTCCACCAATTGCAGCAATCTCTGTTACTGTATCTGTGGTTGCTGGAGAAAGTTTAGTTAAATCTCTTAATTTTTTAGATATGGAATCTAAAGATTTTTCTACTTGTTTTGAGTCACCAGCTATATCTAATGTTTTCTTTACTCTAACAAATTGTTCTTCAAAGCTAGCTGCGGCACCAACACCAGCTGCAAATGATGCAGCAATAGTAGCACCAACCATCATAAAGTTAGTTTGAGCACTAGCAGCAATAGCATTAACTTTTGCTAGCTTGGTTTTCATTCCATTGAATGATTGAGCTATCTCACTATTTGCTTTTCTTAGAGAAGCTTTATCGTAACCAGCTTCGATTACTGCACGTACTTTAAATGCGTCTATTGATGCCATATATTACTCGTCTTTAGAAATGTCATTAAGGGTTGTTCTACTACCTAGCCCATCCGACTGGGCAATAAAATCGTCTAATGATATCCTACTACGCATCCTTCCAGTTCTGTTGGCTTTCCGGTCGTATTCTTGTTTAGTATTTCTTATATTATTAGGTGCACTTTCTGTTTCATCATTATCAGAATCCAAGAATGCAGAATAATAAGGTGACAAAAATAATGATTTGTCAAATGGCAACCCACCAATTAATACCATAAATCTTCTCCATGATATATTTAATGGATTATCTATTTTGTACCAGCGAAGGAAGTCAGCTTCTATACTAGACCAACGTTCTAGTATTTCGTGTAAGCTAAATGTTATGCTTTTGGGTCAGCTTCACCTTCCGCATCTACCTCAGCACTTTCTTCATCAGAAATATTGTATGCTTCAAGTAGGAATTGAAGTAGTTCATCTAATTGAGGCCATGTAGCACCTGCGTCTAACATTTCCTCTAGATTATCTTTACCAACTAATGATTCTAACCATAATGGTAGATTGTTAGCTTCCATACCACCATTAGAATCCATTAATTTCATTTGGGTAAGAACTACTCTTGCTGGTAGCTGACCAGGAAGTTCATATTGTTTTCCTGCTATTACGAATTTAACTTTTTCATTGTCAGCTTCAGATAAAGCTGCATCAAAGTCTTTAAATTTTTTGTCGTCCATACCGACCTTTATCTCCTATATGTAAATTAATACTTATATCAACTATTAGTTGACATCAAATTCTGTTGAGTCGCCTGTGTTATCAACAATGATGAAGAGGTGTTTTTTACCACCTGTAGCTCCAACATTTAATGTATCATCAGGGACTAACAACTTAAACTCAGTTGCTATAACCACTTTTTGTGGTGCTTTAGCGTGTGACATTGAGAAAGCTCCAACTGATACCATTCTAGGCATATGTATTTGCCTATCAGCACCTGCTGGACCCTCAAGTATTAACAATCCAGCTAATTCGCTGAATGAGTCAGTAATTGGGGCTTTTATTACATCATAATCTGTTGTAAATAAAGTACTGTCCTCGTCGACATAAGTGTCGAGTTGTCCCATAGCTATTGACAAGTTTTTAAGTGATGCCTGTGATAGCTCACCCATTAACCTTGCTTCCTGAGCAGTTTTAATTGTCTTAATTGGGTCTACTTCTTCTGCGACTAAAATGTCTTCAAAAGTTCTGTCCATTTCAAGAGTCCAACCATCTTCGGAATATCCGATGTCTCTCCAGTTTGCTGATGCTACAGCTGGTGTTTGAAAAGCACCTGCTCCGTCATCAGCTGGGAAAGCTACGTTAGCTCTATCTCCGACATAAAGTACACCAGTACCGATTAATACTTCGTTAATCGTACCATTAGTATAAGTTGCCATTTAACTTCTCCTGCTATTCTTCTTCTAGTATATCTTCGAAGATATCCTCATTTGAGGAATCTACAGTGTCGTATCCAATGTTGGAATCAGCTTCATTGTCTTCCACTGAATCCTCATCAACGATAAAGATGTTCATGTTATTTTTTAACAATCTTTCTCCATCTTTGACATCAACCTCTACCCATTCTTTGCTAGTGAATTTAATACCTGTTACGGTATCACGCACAACATCAGCCTTTGTAAACAAGGGACTGACTTTTATCTTCATTGTTTTTTTAGCAAACATAATACTTAAATGGTATATGATTGTTTAGAAATATGTGGTATTTATAAAAATTAAACTGCTCTATAAGTCATACCAACTGAAAAGTCATATCTACCTAAACCAGTAGAAACTTCATCTATTCTTGTTGGCATTTGAAGAATGTCTATTCCGTATATTTTAGCTCTAGTACTTGAATCATCTGTAGTAATATATTCGTTTTCCATATTGAAACATTCTTGTATTACAGCGTTTGCCAATTGCATTGCTCCACCATAATCAGGGTTTGCTTTAGTATCATCTCCACCCCATTGTCCTGCATAAGCAATAATTGGAAATATTGCAGATTGTATATGTACTTGTGAAGTAGGTCTTACTAAAATACCACCTGCTCTAATAAATACTAGGAATGGTAATTCAGCATCTCTTGGTAATCTTGTTGCTATTCTATTGTCTACCAAGTCTGTAATACCAGTTTTGGTTGTTAAAAATTTTCTGAATATAATTTCAGCGTCTGGTGGTACGGGTTGTCCTGTAGTTGGCATGTACTAATTATATATATAAATAACTATTGTTTTGTTATTTAACCACGAGGCCATGGACTATATTCTATTGGGTTTGGTCCTTGATTCCAGAACCTTCCAGCAAGAGCTCTAGAAAGATATTCTTCAGACCTTGCAGGTGATGTAGCATGCATTTTTAACAGTTTTGCTATTTCATTAAAGTCATTTGTGCTCAAAGTTGGTATTGCACCATGATTTGTTTCAATAAAATTTTTAAAGTTAAAACCTAACATATGTAAAGCTCTAACTAATTTATGATATTCAGGTGGGAGTTCTCTAAATTTATTTGCATCTTCTACTTTTCTACTAGCTAAAAAATTAGTTACTCTCACAGCTTTACCTCCACTTTGTCCCCCTGTTGGAACAGAAGCGTACCACATTTGCTCCACAAATTTAGCCAATTCGTTTGTTCTACCCATTACTGCAGATGATTGTCCTCTTGCGGCAGATAAAGCAAGTAAATCACTGTAAACAGTTTCATCGCTTACTGTTCTAGCTGTTTTTCTTAAACTTTTAAAATACTCTTGTGCTACTTCTCTATGGCTAGCTACTCCGTATTTTGCTAGTCTAAGTACATGTGTAAAGGTTTTACCTCTATTGTATATTGGACCCATCCCTCTCATTACTGATTCACTTGAAGGGAAAGGGTCTCTTAATGCATCAACAACTACTTTTTCTAAACCCTGGTCAACACCAACTTCAATTCCATTTTTAAATTTACCTTTTAACTCAGGTCCGCTTTCAAAATTATTGTTATTTGAATCTGCTAGCATTCTTTTTATAGATAATATTTTTTCTTTATTACCTCTATCACCTGGATGTGCATTATTAACCAATGCTTGAATTTGAGCATCTAAACCTGCCTGACTATAAATATTGTCAAATGTTAAATCAGCAGGGTCCATTCCTAAATCTCTGAAAGCTTTATTTCCGTGAATACCATATTTTGGGTCTGCAGCAAAGTTACTTTTGTTTCTCCACTCTTCACTATAGAATTCCATTAAGGCAGCTTCTTTAGCGCTAAAGTCTCCTTCATTAGCTAACACTTTAACTACATTATTTGATGCATCTTTAGCTACCAATTTAATACCATCTTCGTCAGGTATAAGTTGAACATTAGAAGAGTTAATTAAATCTAAATCTAATTTTCCATCAGATTGGTAAAAAACATCTGCAATTTCTTCAGTTAATAACTTAGTTTCACCCATTCTGTTTCTTATTGAACTTGCATTTTTAGTTGCATTTAATTTACAATATTTAACAGTTAATGCTACTTGTCTTAAAAATGCTCTAAATGGTAGTTCACTTCCTGTTTCAGAAAGACCTAAATGGTTTAAGATTGCTTTATTCAGACTCCTCATAAATACTTCAGCGTTTTCTCTAGCATATTGTCTTATTTGTCTTTCCAACATTTCACCTTTTGCTGTTCCTTTTAATGAGGATATTATTCCAGCTAGTTCTGATTGGTAAGCTTGATATGTATAAACTTGTATTTCTCTTGCTACACCCGCATCATTTAAGAAAGCTTTTTTAAACATATTTGTTGGATGTGCAGGACTATTCAAAGGTATCTTTTTACCTCCAAGAGTATGCATAGGACCATCAATATTCTTTAAACCAAAAACTTCAGCTACTCCTTCAACGTCACCATCTATAATTTTTCTTATGACCGGGTCTTCACTTGGATTTAATTCCCAATCTAATCTGTAATCAAAACCAGTGTCAACTTGTCCAGCTGTTCTTGACTGCTGTACCATATGTCTAAGTTGACCTGGACTTAATCCTGTAAATTCAGAAAATGCATTCCAATTAACGCTATTTTTAGCTGTATTAAATCTTTTAGTACCACCACCGTATCTATTTACTTCTACAGTGTCATGAGCTAACTCAGTAAATATGTTTTGAAGTTTGTTTAATTGATTGTTTAATAAAGGTACTACAGGCATTTCTCCATATACATCCATACCTGTTGCTAAGTTTCTATATTTAGTTGTATACAATCTTCCAACATTATTATTACCAGTTCCATAAGAGTGAGTTATTCCATGTATAGAATTCCTATCTCCTAATGGGTCAGATAATTTACCAATATACTTTCTGCTACCAGCACTGTAATAACCTAAATTTGCTGAGTTCATTGTAAAGTTTGAAGCTACTTTATCACCAGTAATTCCTAAGTTTCCTCTAGTAACATCATCCATAGAAGTAAACAAATCTCCACCACTCATATTTCCAAATTGACCAGTATTTCTAAATAAGGCTAAAGATTTCTGTGAAGCAATTCTTGCCTCTGCACTATTAAAACTAGAGTTGGTTCTAGCACCATCTTTAAATACTTGTGTTAAATCTTTTTCTAATTTTGCTAAACGATTTTTACCCTGTCTCATATCTTCTTTAATTTGTTTTACGTCAAATCTAGTTCTACTTCTATTGGGACCATCACCTTTTAAATCCAAAGGACTTATAGCTCCTGAACCAGAAATTTTTGCTGCAAAATCCATACCGTCGACATTGCTTCTAAACTCTGTTCCTTTGTCCCATATTCCTAAGTATGCAGCTGATTTAGTACCTGCTATACCCATAAAGTGAGAAGGTAAGAAAAACATACCATCAGTTCTTTTTTCTATTTGCATGTTTTTATCGTGAGCAAATCCGCCATATTCTATCTGAGCTATATCTCTAATAGCGTCAGCTGTTTTAGAGTTTTTATTACTACCACCAGCAGAAACTGAAAATCTAAACAAGTATGGAGTTCCGTCATTTTCATTTCTACCGAATCTATCCATATCATGCATATGTATAGATTTTCTGATTTGCCCTCTAGTTGGTACATAGTTGTGACTATTTTTTAAAGCAGTAGATTTTCCCTGAAAGCTAGTTTTGCCTTCATGAAATACTGAACCTCCATATGTTGTACCTGTCATATTTTCAATAAGGTTAGACCTTTTACCATTATCTAACATAGCTTTTTCAATTTTTCTAGTAAGACTACCTTTATCTGTACTTACTGTTGCTCCTGTTAATTCATTTAAAATACTACCCATACCTATTAGCTTTAAATTGTTTGCAAATTCGCTGTGCATTCTTGTTAATTTATTCATCCACCATTGTTCGGGTTTTCCATAAACTTTTCCTGTTTTTTTAAATTGTCTATGAACACTACCGGTCAAATGTAATTTTTTAAATTTACCATTAGGAGCTAATTCAACAGACATACCTTTTACATTTCCAGATAAAAAGTCTTCATATGAAAAATACCTATCTCTATTAGGTTCTTTTACAGTCGAATGAAAACCAGAACCACCACCAGTGACATCTCCCACACCCAATTTGTTAAAATATTTTTTTGTTTTAGGTAAAGTCATGTGGTCTCCAGTTACACCTCTATAGCTTTTAACTACAGGAGGACCAGTATCAGAATCAAGAAATTGTATTTTACCTAAAGAGTATTTAGTACTTCCTTTTCTTCCTAAATACTCTCTCATCATTTTTGTGTTGCTGAATATATCTCCTGTTGGCTGGAACCTATATCCTAAATCAACATCACCAGGATTCTTACCAGAAACTAAACTATATAAGACACCTTGATTCATAGCACCTTGCAAATTATTAATAATGTTGTTTCTTCCTTTTAAGAATCCTTTGTTTAAGTTAAAAGGAAGAATATCTAATCCAGGATTACTTTTTTTTGTAAAACCAGCTTGTGATTTTATAACCTTAGCTAAAGTGGTATATCCATTTTTCCTAAGTGCATCAACTAAATTTTGTAAAGATGAAGCTTGCATACCAGCACCTACAAAAAATCCTTGTTTTACTTCAAATGAACTAACTGTAGTTACCATTTGTGTAAGTAAGTCTGTCATTCCAGCGGCACTCATTTTATCTAATTTTGGAAATGGAAAGTTAAAAGCAGCTGCTACATTTTTCATTTCATTTAAAATGTCAGGTCCTAATTCAAATGATGATAATACATCAAAATCAACAGCACCGCCAGCACCAATATCGTTATGCCACGAACGTAAAAATTCTGCATTTAATTTGTTTTGTAAATCTCTTTGTTTAAGGGTACTCATTCTTTGGTTTTCAGGGTCGTAAACAATATCTTGAACCTTTTCTCCTCTTTCATTTCTAGCAGTATTAAGATGCGTGTAACCTTCTTTTAAAGTTTCTCTATCTTCGTAATCTCTAGTTTGAGTACTGTTGCTACGCATAATTTTTCCAATAGAGTTGTATTCAGCTTGTTCCATAGCTCTTATTCTTCTTTCAGTAGATAGCTTTTCGTATTTATTTTTACCTTTAAAATAATCAAGAGATTCTGCATCTAAAATTGAATTAACTATATCTCCTTGAAATCCGGCTGCCCCACCAAAGTTTTGAGCGTCTGCTATTGACATAAGTTGATTAGCTCTAGTAGCGTTGATACCTACATTTAAATCTTGATTAAATTGAAGAGAAGTTACATCAAAAGTGTCACCTTTAGTTTTGACTGTCTTACTCCTTATTTTTTCAGCTTTACGCATAGGATTATCTCTAAATGGGTCAGGAGCTCCTTTAAAAGCTTCTGTAAATGTTAAAACTTGCCATTTCTGAAATACATTATTCTTACTTGGTAGTTGAGCTTGTCTTAGTATCTCAGCATCCATTTTTCTAGCATCAGCAGTTTGAACTACTTCCATCAAAGCTCCAGCTGAACCAAACTCTCTAATGTTTTTTAATAAGCCAGCTGACTCTCTACCTAATATAATATTTGTAGCTCTATCTACAGGAGTACCAGTTCTTAATGCTCTAGAAATTGCACCTTTAGTCTTACCAACATATTTTGCACCACCTAATAATTTCTGTCTTTTCAATACCTGACCACCAAGTAAATTTGTTGGTTGTTTTAAGTTTTTTACAACTGAACGAGCAGTGTTTGTATATTCACCAATTAGATATGGAACGCTTACTATTTGACCTAAATCTAAACCAAAAGAACCTAATGTAGTTAAGTTATAACCAACCGCATATACTCTTTCTCTAGGATTTAAATTTTTAAGGCTTTTAAATAAAGGTATTTTACCTGGCCCATATTTAGAACTTTTATCTGTGAGAGTTATTCCACCAGTTTTAAAAAACTGTCTTGTGGCGCTACCTAATCTGTAAGCCATTATTCAAATGCGTGTGCTGTTATTACCAGTCCTAGCGTTCTATTTGTTGGAGTAGTAGATTTCCTGACTCCATCTATTTCATAATATACGTCTGTGTTAACAGTATCTTGTAATCTATCGCTTGCTTTTACATCAACATCACTAGGTATTTGAATTATAAAGTTTGTTAATACTGTATTTCTACCAGCTCTGTTTTCTTGACTTCCTAAATTTTGTATGTGACATTTTACATTAGTACTTATTGTTGACCAGTCTGTACTCTCAAGTCCTCTTTCATCTATAGAAGTATCGCTAATTCTTTGGATGTTAACTTTATCAGTAAATAATCTTGTGCTTAATTTTCCAACCATAAGAACACTCTAACAGTTAGATTCTTAATTTATGGTATCAGTAATTTTGGTAGATATTGCTCTCTTGGCTCTTCTAGATTTAGATTTACATGTCTTACAAAAAGGAACTAACCCATCTCTATAGTTTTTATTTGCAGTAAATGATTTAAGTGATTTTTGCTTTTTACAAAGTAAACATATTTTTTTTGTAGATTTTTCTTTTCCCTCAGCACGTTCCCTATCAAGACTTTCACTTACGCAACTTTCACACCAAGGTAATCTACCGTCTATGTATTTTTGACTTTTTGTAAAATTATCAACACTTTTAATAGAGTTACATTTCTTGCACTCTTTATCATTAGGATTTAATTTATTTTTTTTAGCAATTTTTTGTGCGTTTAAAACTAAGCTTTCTATATCTTCTGACTTTCTAATCCAAGTCATAAAAGCTTCTCTTCCTATAGGAAACTCATCATAAAGTTCCATTTGGGTTAATGTGTATTCACCACTAGCTATCTTATTAGCTATTTGTTTAGCGACATCATAATTTATATCAAACTTTGAACCAACACCTGATTCAAGTTTAATTTGACGTACTCTTTCTATTGTTATTCCCCATTCATCAGCCCAGTAAGATAGTTTTTTGTTAGGGTATGATAAAAATAATTTTTTAGCTTCTTCTGGTGATGGTGCTTTTCTTGCAGGCATAATACCTACATTATAGTATTAAATAAAAAATGTTTTCTTATATTTACCTAACATTGCTAAATCTGCACCAGATAAAACAGATACAGAGTTCATAGCTAAGTTACCTACATAATTAATTTGATAGTCTCCTACAGATTCAGAGTCTGTAGCAATAAAGTTAGACACTTGATTAGCTGAAGGTTTTTGTGCAACAATTTCATCAGGTTCTTGTTGAGCAGATAAAACTAATGCAGATTCTAATAATCTAGCTGAAGCTCTAGCAGTTACCACTCTAAAGTTATTAGGTAGAGCAGGACCTACGCCACCTCCTGTGTTATATCCAGCTGTATATGTAACACTGACATTATCAGGATAAGCAAAAGACCAACGAGAACCTATTCTTCTTATTCTTCCGTTTGAATACCATAAGAAATCTTCTTGATTGCCGTAAGTAAGTGTTGTTCCGTCTTCTACTACTGAAGTAACAGAGTTTACAGGTCTTTCGTCTAAGAAATATTCTCTGGTCTGATTTCCTGAAAATGTATCAGTGTAAGTTCCATAATCTACTGTATAACCTACATATTCTCTAATAGCATCTTCGACTAAAGGAATTAATTCATTAGTTAGATGATTTTCTAAATCTGATGAAAAGTCTATAAGAGCAAATGCTTCTGCATCTGCAGCTGTACAGAAAGCCATAAGTTAGACCTCCTGAGTTACTTGTCTTCTACTTTAGCTTTGACGGCTTTATTTTCAGCAGGTTTTTGAGCTTTAACTTCAGCTTTTTCTTCAACCTTTTCAGCTTCTACTTTTTTAGCAGGAGCTGCTTTTTTAGGTTTATCAAGAGCACCTTGCTCTTTAAGCCATTCAGTTGGATACTCTTTACCAGCTTTAGCAATCAAATCAGCTTGAGATGATGGTAAATCTGCTGGAACACCTTTCCAAATTTTTCCGTCAGGTAATTTATAAACGTTGGTATCTAATATTGTATACATAATGCTATCCTAACCTATCTTCTAGTTTTTTTTGGTTTTTTACTTGTACTGCGTTTTTTTGGTTTGTTATAACCCATTATCGTCTTCTCCTAGGTCTACGAACTCGGCCACCACGCTTCATCTTTTTAGGACGAACCCGTCCACCCATCCTGTATGATTTTGGTCTGCCTCTAGGCATTACTCCTCTTCTTCCATGGCAACTTCCATAGTTGCTTTGATTTTAAATCTTTGTAAAATTTTTTCAGAATCTTCAAAAAACTTTTCGTCTCTTTCTATATATCCAAATGATGTTAAATTGGAATTCATTTTATTTCTCCTCTTATGGTTATAAGGGCGAATACAAATCCGCCCTTATAAACCGTCAGTACTATACGTTAGTAATAGTACAGAATGCTGTTGGGCGATAAATCGCAAAACCAAGACGCATAGTTAATCTAATTGCCAATTGGTTCTTTGCGAAGAAATCGCTATGGCTGTCGGAAACAGCTAGGTCAACGCCTTCTCTCATAATTACTTGAGCTGCGTCGCCACCGCCGAACTTACCTACAAGCATTGTGCCTTCAGCAATAACTGTTGAAGGAACTACCCTTAGACCCCAAATTCTTGGAGCAGCATCAGCACCGAATCCGCCAGCAACGACGAACAATGGGTTCTTAGAACCACTTGTGTCAACGTCAGTTACTGATGTAACGATTTGATACCAGTCTGATGGGTGCATTACAATTGCATCAGGTTCAACGAAAGCGTCTTTTCTGATTTCTGTAATTGCTTGATAAATTTGTCCAAGCTTTCCTAATTCTCCAGCGTATGGTAAAGCGTAATCAAATGTATTGATTCCGGATTTTTGTAATACACCAGTTAAATTAGGAGCTGTACCATTACCATTAATTAATTGGTTGTCCATATTCAACTTCATCATTGTTGATAAACGTGAGTTGACATATCCTTGGATACCAGCAACATCAGCTAACAATTCGTCAGTTACAGGCAAGAATGTAGCCATCTTTCTGATGGATTCTGTTCTTTCTGTAAATGCAAGTGCTGATTCTAATGAAGAGGAGATGTCTCCTGATTCTGCAATAGAACCTGCATTGTTAGTAAAAGTTGTCTCTTCTAAGTAAACATAAGCATTTTGTGATGTTTGAATTTGGTCAAACAATCCAATAACGCTATCTGGATTACGAAGAGCGGTCTCTAGGATTCCAGGAGCTCTTAGGCTCTCTGGTGGATAACCAGTGGTATTTAAAGTTGTTTTAAACTCTGCTTGAGAATCAACACCTTTAACTCCTTTTTCCACATATGCTTTGTATGCATCAGTGCTAGCAAATTGTTCCCCAATTGTTTGTGGACCTTTTTGCTCTGGCATAGCATTAGGAATAGAGTTAACTGGTGTGTTATCTTCTACTTCGAGAGCTTTCTCGTTTTTAGCTTTTGCTTCTTCGATTTTTAAATCATCAACAAGTCCAGCTAGTTCATCGTTGAGACCTTTGATTTTCTCTTTGGCCTCAGGAGTGTACTTGCCGTCTTCTTGTGAATCAAAAGCAGCTTTTAGCTCTTCACGAGATTTTGCAATTTGCTCTTTGAGCTCATTAACATTACTCACTGTATATATCTCCTATATATTGTCTTCTACTTCTAATTCAGCATCCAAAGACTCAGCAATATTTTGCTGTGCCTCTAACCATAAAGCTTCAGCCTCTTCATCAACGGAATCAGTGTTATCTTCAGCTTGGACTGGTTCAACCTCTGGGTTGGATTCAACCTCGACTTCTTCGACTACAGGTTCCTCTGTGTCGACGTCTTCAATTTCCTCAACTGATTGTTCTTCTTCTACGTCAACGCTATCCTCAACAACTACATCTTCAGTGTCACCTACATTATCGATAAATTGGTCTATTTCAACCCAAGCATCTTGTAGGTCATCCTGAACTGCACGTAGTGCTTCAGTGGCTTTTTCGCCTAATTTCCTTCCATCTTTGGCACGCAACATCGCTATGGCGGTAGCTCGTACCATCAAGTCGTTTAATGCAGCAAGCACATCTTTGACTTGTTCCGAGAAAGATTTAGAACCTTCCTCTGAAATCTCTTCTTTAACTTCTTCGACAGATTCTGATAATTCCTTCAAGTATTTTTCTGGATTATCAATCATATCTTGACAGTTAGAGCATTTGACATCATCTGTGTCATCACCAGCTTCATCTTCTGGTTCTTGTTCAAAGAATGTAGAGTTACCAAGAACACCTTTTTGGTCTTCTTCAACTCCTGTCAATTCTTCTAATAGTTCTGTGTTTGATTTAATCGCCATTGTGTATGTATCTTGATTAGCTCCAACAAGAACTGGTGAAACTTCATAAACTGTGAGGTCTTTAAGAAATCTAGCGTCTTTTTCATCGTCGCCAAACTGTCCCCTCTCTGAGTCATTCACTCTATAACCGAATGACCATTGTTGCATGTCACCCATGTTTTTAACTATTTTATAAGCCTCTTTGCCAGATTCAGTATCCATAAAGAACTCACCATTAAATGTGGCTTTATCGCCATCTGAAGTGATTTGTCCTTTGCCAATTGGCATATCCCATTTGTGAGCCCATACCATTGGAACGTCACCTGATTTGAAGCCTGATTTAATAGCACCAGGTACTACAACATCTCCATCGGAATCTAAATTGTTGAACACTGAAAATACAGCAGAAACTTTACCTTCTGAGTCCGTTTTGAACTCGAGGTCAATATTCTTAACTTCTTTTTCAGACATTACCTATTCTCCTGTTAACAGTATTTAGGTACGCTATATAGAAATTATTACAGATTATTTTAAAATGTGTGTTATTTGATAGGTTTTATAACTTTTAGTTTTGATATAGGCATAGTCACTTTTCTATCTGTTTTTTTGTGACTCCCGTCTTCCATTATTGCATAAACTTGCATTGTTGCTTCTTTCTTTTCACTATTAACAGAAGTAACAATTCCATGGACTGTTGATGGTGGGTCTGGGTCTTTATTAATAGACCAACTTACAGATTGTCCTACTCTAACAGAACTTGCTTTTTCTTCAATATCTCCAGATTTTTTAGAACTTAATGGATGATTGCTAGGTAATAAATCTTGGTCATATGGTTTTCTTTTAAATCTACCAGTTCTTAATGCGTGTAAGAAACCGTTAACTCTTGCCAATCCCCACTGGTCAGCTCCTGTTACATTTCCTCTAACTGAACCAGGGTTAGTGCGATAAGCACCTACACCTCTGTTAAAGACAGATGTTAATGTTCTAAGGTTGGCTCTATACTTTGGATTTTTAGCATTGTGGTCTTTTACTTTTTCAACTAAAGCTTTTCTTACTCTAGATGAAACTGCTTTTGTCTCAGCTAATTTTTCTTCATAAATTTCATCAGCCATATTTTCAGCAGCTTTTCTTCTAGCTCTAACAACTTTCTTTTGGTCATTAACTATTTTCTTCATTGCAGAAACGCCAATGTTGGAAACACCGCCCCATTTAATATTTGCAATAGTTCCATTAAGTCTGTTATTACCTTGATGTCTTCCCATATAACGTTCTCTTCTTCTGACCCAGTTAAGAACTGATTCACTTCTATCACCAGATTTATATTTAGTCCAGTTTCTAAAAGCATCATTACCCGTAAATGATGTAGGAGGATTACCACCGTTACCAGCTCTTCTCCAAATCTCAGGCCAATTTTCTTTTAGGTCTCTTGCATATCCGTATGGAAATTGTTTATATTTTGAATTTGATATTGAAACTTGTTTGTCATCTCCTGGACTAGGAAAGTTAGTTCTATCTTTTTTAGGTTTTTCTTTCTTAATATTTTCTGGCTCTATACTAAATTGTGATTCCATAATAACTTCTGCTTCTTCTAAGCTAACTTTAAGTTCTTCCATTATATCAACTAGATAAGATTTTTTTGACCTTTCTAACTGCTCATGTGTAGCACAAGGCATATAGTAAGTTGTTCCTCTTACATCGTGCTCATGATATCCAGAACATCCCATTTCTTCTGCTCTTCTTTCAGCAGCTTCAATTGTGTCATACATAAACATATTGCTAGAAGTATTTCTATCTGGGTGTGCAGATTTTATTAACTTATCGTAGTCTTCGTCATTTTTGCAAGGCATATAAAACTTACCTGCTGGTCCTCTGTCAACAATATGATATCCATCACAACCTAATTCTTTTGCTCTTGCTGTAGCTTCTTCAGGAGTAGTATAAGTATCAGCCATTACTGGTGCTGCAGCTTTTTTACCTAAGTAAGCTTCTGCTTCTTTTTCTGTATCAAAACATTTAATAACTTTTCCTGTGTCATGACTTATTACACAGTATGCACCATTAGGCATCTTAGCAATATACTTTTCTTCATTACGAGGTTCTTCAGTTTGTTGTATTCTGTCTGCTCTTGGAGATTCAGCTGGAACTGCTGTTAAATTTAAAATATCTTTTACTTCAGGTAATTCAGATAAGCCAGCTGCTTGTAAAGGTTGACCCTCTTGTTCAGCTTGTGCTTGTTGTCTGTTTGCTTCAGGCATATCATTTAATATTGCATTACCATCAGCATCTACTTGAATCATGTTTAATGGTCTTAGATATACAGCATGTCTTTCGTCAACATCCAAACCTACAACTTGTCTAGCTTCTCCGATTGTTATCCAACCACCAGATACACCCATGTTTACTCTCTTGTAAAGATTGTCTACATCAGTTTGTAAAGCTCTAACAGACTGTATATCATAATCACACATTTTTCCGTTATCACCAAAATCAGGTATAAGTAATTGATGAGTTAATTCGTTAGCAACTGTTCTCCACATTGGTACTAGTTTTTGCTCTGTAAAAAATTCTTTAAGTTCTTTTGTATTATTGTAGGTCGCTGAATTCAATCCAGCCCCGAGGCCGGCGAGTATAGCGGGCACTCCTAAAACCGCAGATACTCTTTCTTCTGGTATTCTTCTTAGTTCTGCTAATTTCATTTGGTCTGGTGTAAAAGAAACTACTTCAACATTCATTGCACCAGATAAAACCATAGGAGCACCTCTGTTGGCTCCTCCAAACTTTTCTTTGTACATTGCAGAGATAGCTTCTGCTTCTTCTTTAGTAGGACCACCATAACCATCACTTCTAGGTGTAAGAACTACACCCGGTACAGCCATATTGTTCAATAGAGCAGTTGTGAACTGTCCAGCTGATTCGTCACCTAAGATTTCTCTTAGTACTGATTTAAGTGGTGCGTGTCCTCTTCTGTGGTCATTAGGGTCAATTCCTTGTCGGATATGTACCATATCTTTAACATCTATTTTTACAAATTCACCTTTTCCATATGTGTAGTATTCATAATGAGTAATTAATTGTTGTTCATTTCCTCTTACTTCTACAAGATGGGGCATTAAAGGAATAAGTTCTACAACTTTACCCTGTTTATTTCTGTTTTTATAAAGAAATGAGTCTCCATTTGTATTTAAAGCTAAAACAATATAGTGAGACAGTAAGTTATGAGACATAAATGGATTAGGTCTTCTAAGAAGTTCTGCTAATGGGTGAGAATAATCTACTTCTCTATCACCAAATGTTTGGTCTCTTTTTACTACTTGAAGTTGAGGTTCAGCGAATGAGGTAGCTAAAACATTGAGACATGCTGTTACAGCTGAGTTACCAGAACCATCTCCTATTTCTTTTAGTTTGTCTGCTTCCCAAAAACCTGATGTGGTATTATAACCATAAATTGAGGCATCATTGCCAAATAACTGATTGTAATTTGATTGTACTTTACTTTCGTTACGTCTTGAAGGCGTAATAAAATCTAAAGCTTTTTGTAATCTGCTCTTTTCTTCCAAAATATATTCCCAGTATTAAAAAGCTTCCCAACTTCTTCTTTGCTGCAAAGTTGAGGCAGCTAGTCCCAGTGCGTCCACCATGTCGTCATTTTTGCCGACAGGGAACGTTAACAGCTCTCTTTCTAAGTCTGCTAACCAAGGTGCGTCTTTTCTAAACAAGATGTCACCTGCCTCCATCCTAGCTGATAGCGGTAAACTTTTGGTTATTTTATCTTTTTCTGCTCTTATTTCTCTAACTCTTAAACCAGACCTTCCAGCTTCTTGAATGAATGGTTTTGATAGACCTTGATTTTCAATACAGATATGAGACCAGTTATTTTGGCTTGCTAATCTTTTAGCTTCAGGAATAATATCAGGAGATTCCATTTTTCTCCTTACTACATCTTCTACATAAAGTTTTCCGTTTGCTTGAGCAAAACTTATTATTACTGTGTAGTCACTTCTTTCTTCAGTAGTTACAGCAACGTCTAATGTTCCAAAGTGTTGCATATCTCTTGGTGCAAAGTTATTACCACCACCTACGTAGTTACCATTAGGCATAACATCATAATAGGAAAACCATTCCTGCTTGAATAAACCTTGACCTGCTTCAATAAACTCTGCCATGTACTCTTGAGCAAAAACAATAGAACCAACTTCTTCTTTGGCTGCTTCAACTTCTTCTGGGTCAATATTTGGATTGTCTACAGTTGAATAATGAAATCTTTCCCAATCTTCTCTTTCTTCTGCGTTTTGCCATAAATCATAAAACCAATTACCAATACCAAGAGGGGTGGAAATAAATAAAGCAGAACCTTTTCTTTCAGTTAATGTAGGACGTAGTACTTCTTGCCAGACTTCAGGTTTTACGAAAGCTGCCTCATCAATAACGATAAAGTCTAAACCTTCACCTCTTAATCTTTGCGGATTATCAGCAGACTTACAAGCAATAAAACCACCATTAGGAAACTGTACTTCCATATTGGCGATTGAAATTTTTGGTTCAATTTCTTTAGGAAAGGAAAGTGCTGCAGCTTCTAACGCCCTCCAGCCAACACGAGCAATAGCAAAAGTAGGAGCAACCCACCAAGCTCTACCGCCTGCCAAGGCAGTTTCGATGCATAATTGAACACCGAGTCTAGTTTTACCAAACCTGCGACCAGCACAAAGAATCTTCCACCTTGCTTCACTATCTGCAACAGCTCTCTGCGCATCATGTAATCCAGGAAGTTTCGGCGCATATTTAGCCATTCTCTAACTTTGACTTATTTTTACGAAGAAGTTCAATATTTTTTTCTATTTGCATAACTTGTTGTCTCCAAACCATATGCTGTTGTTCATCTTGAAGTCTAGAGGGTTCTACTAAAGACAGGCTAAAGTGTTGTCCCTCCATTTGTTTTAATTGATTTGTGATAATTGTAATTTTATCTTCTTCTGAAATGTGTTCGTAATCCATATACTCCTACCATCTGTATTTTGTCTTTTTTGCCTTTTCAACCTGAGCAAAACTTTTTTCACTTAATGTTGAAGGGTCTTGTGTAAATTCTACATCCATAGGAGTCTCAAATGTGACATTTTTTGAAATTTGTCTTTTGCAAATAAAAGAATCTTTAGGACACAAAATTTCTGGGTCATCTGTAATTTTATGTTCTATTTCATAAACGTGTTCACAAAGTAAACACTTATAATCGTATCTAGGCATATCTCCCCAAGTAAGCTCTTACAAACTTAGTGTACTCTCTTTTTTGTCCAGATATAGTTTTGCCATCAAAAATATCGTGATGAAATTTACAAAAGATAGCAACATTACCTTCATCGTTCGAAATATTTCGATTCATGCCTCCCATTCCAATTCCAGTAATGTGTGCCATCTCCAACCATTGTGTAGTATCGCACTCGGGCCACTCACATCTATAGTTTGCTCGTTTTAATGCTTTTTCTCTAAGAGCTGATTTATTTATTTTTCCAGTACCTTCACGCTTTTTCTGACCCATACCGGATATACCAGAGTTTTTACTTCTTCTTTTTTTAAATTCTTCCCAAGTTTCATTTTCAGCATCCCAAGTTGTCATATTTGATACCAAGTATATTTTAAAGTAAGTTCTTCTCCTGATTGAATATCTTTAAAAGTTTCAAGATATACTTCTTCTTTTTTTAATACTGTTCTACAGTTAGGTTCATCTGAATGATTTACAAATCCTCCAAGTGGAGTTCTAATCCAACCATTCTCAAACCTCTCTGAAGCTACGTGAGATATTCCAAGATTAGTTCCTGCTGAAATAAATTCTTTTGCAAATAAACCTAATCCTTCTATTTCTGATTGTTTAATAGTTAAACTATTAGGTAATGGTCTGTACTGTTTCATAAAAATATATTAACAGAATTTGAAATTAGATACAGCTCTTCCTGAGAAGAGCCGATGATGGGAGGAGGTCGGTGTGGATGCCGACAATTTAACTTTAGCTCTTGGTACTTGAGAAAGTGGTATTTGAGGGTGCCTTGATTAAAAATCTTTGGCTGTACCAATACATCAATGCAATTCTAATAGTATCTGGGTCGTCTTGCTTTGGAATATAAAATTCTTCAACTAACTGATTAGTTTTATAATATTCAACTAAGAAGTGTTCTTCGGTATCCCCTACTATTTTAAATCTGTTTTTGCTTGGAAAAATATAGTCTTTAATCATCGTAATTGTAACTATATCATAGGGGAGTGGTATTTAAAAAGAGAGTCCGCCTCACAGGACGGACTTGTCTCTTTCAGTACATACATACATAAACAACAAGGAGGCTATCTATGTAAAATAATTATTACACAATTTTGTTTTTATACAAAAATCCAATCAGGTTTTTCTTGTGCTGGTTTATCTTTGTAAAGAATTTGGAATATATTTGCAACTGCCATAGTATCTGCAACTGCGTCGTGTTCTAAATAATCTCCAAAACCAAATTCGTGATGTAAATGACTTAATGTATGACCTGAACATTCACTTCTACAGGTGTCAAAACATTTTGTTGGGGAATTAAAGTATTCTTTAGACATATCTTTAGTGCATAACCACTCATTAGTAAACATTGGTTTGTTGTAATAATCTAAAGTATCCTCCATAACCTTTTTATCAAACTTAGCATTATGAGCTACAAATGTCTTTTTTCCTACTAAGCCTACTAATATTGGAAACAATTTATCAAAAGTTGGTGCATTTTCGCTATATTCTTTTTTTGGTGAAGCAAAAGACCATTCTAAATTAAAGTAAGCACTAGGGGGTTTGATGTAAGAGTGCGCAGATTCGAACTCTAAACCGTCATACCATACTAATCCTATCTGTACTGCGTCTTGTTTTGGTACATTTTTGTCGAAATAGTATCTTCCTGCTAAATCTCTACCTGTTGTTTCAAAGTCTATAAAGATAAAATCACTTAGATTCTGCATTTTTACGCCTTTCTCTACGAATAGCTCTGCGTTCTCTCTCTGATTTACCTCCCCAAATACCAAATCTTTCTTTGCGTTCGACCGCATATTCTAAACATTCGGATTGGACTTTGCATTCGCCACAAATCTTTTTAGCAATAACTGTTGAACTTCCTCGCTCTGGAAAGAAATCATCTTGATTAACTCCCTTACAGTTAGCATATTTATAAAAACTAGGTACTGCTAGTAAATCAGCTAGTTCTGTATGTAAATCCATATATAGATACTGTACTAGAACATTTGTTCGAAAAAAAGGATTACAAAAAGGCTTATTAATATCATGGCGAATACGAAAATTAGGAAATTAGATGTAGGTTTGGGATGGGCAAGAAAAAACCAGAAGATATGTGCGTGACACTAGGCGCAAAAGCGCTTTTTAATCTCCGTAATTAATTTCGAATTGGATTGGCTCGTCTGAATCTCCAGCCGCAATTTCGAGCTGGCTTCGTTTACCCCATTTCCTAGGAAAACTTCTCTCCAAGAACCACGCACTAGCCTGCCATACTCCATTGTCAGCAGCCTTCCTAATATTCCTTATGTGTGCGCCTTCTGCCTCGGCTCTTGCTTTTTTTACTGCCTCCGAAAACTCCAAAAACGGCAAAATAACCTCACCTTCTTGGGCTTCGTCCAAAGGGGCAATAAGGGAATTGTCATTAGCTGGTGCCGGGAGCTCTTTGCCACTCTCTAGTTGCTTGCTTTCGTCATCCCCTTTTTTCATCCATTCATAATAAGTAGAGGGGGAAATACCAGCCATAATAGCGGCATCCTCTTGGTAGTAACCAAGTTTTAGCCAATTACATATGTTTTCCTGCACTTCGGGTGTAAGTTTGGTAGGTCTTGCCATACGCTTGATTTTACCAGCCCCTAGGACGAAACTAAGGATTTTCAAGTATCGAAAAACCAGAAAATTATATGGACACCGCTTGGCCTCGCCTATAACTATTTGTTTAATACAAGTACCACCCCTGGGGTATAACATTTTTACTTTATAGGTAAGAATGGTATTTAACAAGTTAAATAACCAGCACGCTATTTGTGTTGGTTTTCATTATAAAATACAATAAATATATAAGGAGATAAATTAAATGGCTACATTTAAGAGAATGATTTCTCCATCATCTATGAAATATTTACCTATTTCAAAAGATGTTAGAGATGTCATCTTTAACCATAAATTTAATACTTATGTAAGTAAAGAAAGTGAATTTAACAAATATATGTTATTTGTTGGAAATGCTGTCCATTACTTTATTGAGTATTATGTAAATAATAAGTTAGATAGAAATACTGCTTATGTCAATGCAATATTAATGGCTAAGACCAAATCAAGTCTTAAGCACGATATAACTCAAGAAGTTATTGATGTAATTGATACTGCAATAGCTAAGGCTTTAGAATTTCTAAATAACAAAACCTATGATATTGAAGTAAGTGTATATGCTGAAACTGGCTCTAGTCTTTATGATGCTAGTATCGGTGGAACTGCTGATATAGTTATCTACAATGATGATGATACAGTAACTATTGCTGACTTCAAGAATTATAGAAATCCTAACTCAAGCAATCTTTATAAGCACTATATACAATGTCTAGCTTATGCTAACTTGATATCTAAGAAACAAGATGTCAAGATTAAAGATATTCAAATAGTATATAACTTACAAGATGAAGTAGTAACTCTACCTTATCAAGAGATTGACTTAGATAATATATAGACTCTATAGGCAACTGTAGAGTTTATTATATTATTTCAATAATCACCCAGAACCAGGCATGTTTGGTCGATATATACTTTTATATAATCAAAAATATAAAGAAAGGACGGATATGACCGTACAACAAATACGCTGTAAAAGACACAACAAGTCTTTTATGGTAATGCAAACAACAACAAAAGCTATGAACATATGTCACATATGTAACATAGAAAAACTAAGAAAGGAGACAGTATGACACAGTCAGACCCAATTTATGGGCTAATTGCTATGTCATTTCTGTTTGGCTTAGGGTTAACACTCTTAGCTGGATGGGTATGGCTATATGCAACTGAGTGGCTAATGGCAAAGTTCAATGTATCTGACCCATTAGACAAACACTACAAGAACTTGTTCTAGTAGATAAATCAAGCTCATCTTAACAGGTGGGCTTGGACTTATCTATACGATTAGATAAGAGAAAGATAAAGACATGGAAACTATGATACATGACTTTGTATTTCTGTTCTTTGGTGGACAATCCAATAATCCTATTGCAAAAGCAATGAGATGGATTGCCTACAATACTTTCCCAAGAGATAGTTGGTTAAGTTACCACTATTGGGAAGGGGACTTAAGAGCAAATTGCTGTAAAGATTGCAGCAGATTTACAAAGTAGATAAATCATGCTCATTTGCAAGAGTGAGCATGGACTTATCTATATCATCGACTATCTGAAAAGGAAAGGAGGTGAAGTAATGGCAGAAGAAATCTGTAAGGAATGTAACACTGTAGACCCAGCGTCTCACATTGTACATTCTGGTACAGATGGAATCGTCCTTGGGTTAGCCGAAGGTCAACTTCATAACATTTGTTATGACTGTGGCAATATGGCTGCCTTTGGTAGAACAGCTTAATTGCTTCCCGGAGATGCTGGCAATCTCTGTTACTCAACCAGCAATAACTAAACAGTTATGTAGAGCCCATCAGCAATGGTGGGCTTTATCATATCTGCCTATCCGACTATACGAACCGAAAGGAGGTGATAGTTATGGCTATGCTCAAGGCGTATTTAATTGCGCTTTGGGTCCTGATAGCGAGGCCTAAATGGTGGAAGGAAGACGGTTACTACGGTAACATTCCTGACATTGTTTATACCATTCGCTTGATGGATGTTCAGTCAGTAGACGAGTTCTGGCGCATGGAACATTACAGTAGATTCTCAGATTTCTACAAAGATGTTGTAGGTGTTAGACCACGTCACATTGACTGGAAGCATTATTCCATCGAAGAGATGGACGCAGTCCTCAAAGAAGCTGAGGAACTGTACGGTCCCCTCACCGAAGAGGAATAGTGTGCCTGACACTGTCCGGAGATGCTGGAAATCTCTGTCACTCAACCAGCCGTAATCCACACGCAAGTGGCAAGTAACTAAACCGTCCTGAGCATGACATAAAACTGCTCTGATAAGCAGGTTTCTAGTACCAACTTAACAAACTAGAGAACATAACAAGCTGGAAGCCGATTACAGTGGGCTGAGTCCATAGTGTGTATTGTAGCGAGGTACACAGTATGGGCTTAGGCCCACCCGTAATTGTCTAACAAAAGTTAGACCGGGTTAATCCGAAAGGGGTATTCTTTTGAAGTCATTCAGAAAAATACTAAGTCGAGAAATGAATGTGAACAAGTTCATGTTCTTTTTCGCACTCCTTGGATGTGAGACAATTGATGCTGCAAAGCAGAAGTTGTACTCTCCATCTTTGGAGGCCTTGAGAGAGGCTGTAATCAGGGTTACTGATGAATCCCATGTTTGGGAATTCAAAGGTATCGTCCCAGGTACTTTTACAAGTATCTTAAATTCATATCCAGAGGGAACCTTTGCACAGGTCAAGTCTGTTTATGGCAAGTTCGAGAAAGTATTTGCAGAAGCAAATTACATTCCAGAGCTAGGTCATGAGCAGCTTGGTATTACTGTCAGAGACTCTGAGGGTATGGTAATCAGCGATGTCAAGCCATGCTGGACAGGTAAGCGATTCTACAAAAACATAGACGGTGTCTATACAGAAGTAGAAATGCGTAATCTGTACAAAGTGACAAACATCGGGGATGGTAAGTCAGAAGTTGAGGCAACTCACTCTAGACCAGCCATGTCTTTTTATGGAGACTGTTTCATATGTGCTAGCACATGGGCAGACGGTTCACCAAGAAGATGTGAGCAAGCCATCCAAGATACTAAAGAAGCTCAGATAGAAGCTTGCTATAACCAGAAAGCCATTCTGGATAAGCACAGAGCTCCTATGTATGCTGTAGCTAAGGATAGAGGATTTGACAAATTCTCAATTATTTATGCACTGCATCAAGAGCTTGATAAAGTATCTCCACTTAGAAGAGCAAGAAGAAACTATCGTCAATTGCAAATGCAACTTGATGATGTTAACTTTGCGCTTGACTATGTGAGTGGAAACTTAGCTGCTGAAGTAAAGTCAGCCAATAAGGATGCAGTCAAAACTGTACTTAAATCCAACATTGGGGACAAATACAAAGGTGGTAAAGTACTTAACACTAAGTGGGCAGTTAAGGACCTTAAGAAAAAGCAGATAGTTATTGCTAGTCAGATAGCAAATGCTGAAGCTTTGATTAAGAACTTAGCTTAAAACTAAACAGTGGCTCAGTCCACTGCAATCGGCTTCTACTTGAAAATACAAAAAAATAAATTGACAATAGGAAACTATTCTCATGAGTGGAACAAACCACACAAAAGTACAAAACAAAGAAGCTAATGAAATGCTTAATGACTTAACAGGAGAGCATGTGTATGACACATTCTGTTTCTGTAAGCGTTGTGATTCAATAGCTGGATTGTACAAAGTAAGACAAAATAACCTAGATGCAATTGTTGAAAAATACAAAGGCACATGTGTTATGAAAGAGAATGAGTTTGGAGAAATGGTTCATGACTCTGAAACATGTAGAGATGCAGTGCAAACTCTATGTTCAGAGAAGAGACACTATTTTAACTCATGGTTACTCTTTCTTATTAATTTTGACATTGAAGCATTTGCTTGGAAAAGAATTGCTGCAAGAGTCAGAAATAATAACTTGTTGTTAGATATGACTGATGTTAATGCTTGTAGGTCAGAAGTAGCTTTTGAAGTTCAAAAGTTATGGGACCTTAGAGATAAGCTAAACAATAGCCCATTTCTAAGAACACACTCAAATCAAAGTATTGATTATGTGGAGACATCCCCATTTTCATCTTTGAAGTTACTTATACAATTTAAGTAACAAATACATAATATAGCATACTGACGGGCTGGGAGCCTGCAGTGTTTTTGACAGGGCGGGCACCCATAACTCCGTATGCTTAAAATATATAAACAATAGGAAACTATAACAATGAAACTAAACAATCAAATTAAGCACGAGCTTGGAATGATTGACGACAATCAAGCAGAAGAATCTACATTTGAAAAAATGGTAGACGAATTTAGCTTGGGTCGTAAACCAAAGCACAATGGCGGTAGAAAGTATTCTATCGAGAAAAAATCTAAAGCCAGAAATGCACGTTTAGCTAAGAAAGCTAGACAAGAACAAAGAGCAAGAGAGCATTCAGCTGCGAAAGCGTTGGACCATCAATTGCTACACAATAAAATAAATAAAATATAGGAGACTATAACAATGAGTTACTTAACAAGTAATGATAGAAAACAATTGAAGAAGTATGCTGACCTTTTAGCAAAGGAAGCTAAGTTTATACAGGATGGTTGGATAAACCTACCTGAAACAAATGCTTTTACTGTTAAAACAGATGCAAAATTCTTCAGAGCTATGTTAGAAGTAATAGATGCAGTTCCGGAAGTATTCAATCAATTGAGTGCTAGTGAAGCATTTATGCTTGCAAACATGGTATTAACCGATTGGAGTAGTATGAATGCATTTACATCTGTAAGGCGATTCAGCTATTCACAATCATTTAATTTATATCATGATGGTCTATGGATTAGTCCATGGTATCAGAAACTCTACTCTGTAGAGGATTTGACAGCAATGTCAAATGGTGATATACTTTAATCAATACAATAAAATAATAATAACAATAGGAGGATAACTTATGTGTATAATCGCATCAGTACCAGCCGGACATACAATAGATGACGGTGCTTTGACATCCATGTGGGAAAACAACCCAGATGGTGGCGGTATCGCTTACATTGATGACGGCAAAGTAAAGACCTACAAGACAATGAAGATGCAAAAGTTCAAGATGAACTTTGACAGAATCGTTGAAGAGTATGGTCATTCCGACATATTGGTACACACAAGAATCGCTACACACGGTTCTGTATGTATACCAAATGTACACCCATTCAAAGTAATGAGTAACGGAAGACAAAGAAAAGACCTTGTGTTTGCACACAATGGTATATTGCCTAGCGCATTTATACCACCTGCAAAGCAAGACATATCTGACACAAGATACATCAATGAGATGTTGTTTAACCACACAGACCTTGATGCAGTGTTAGATGATGAAGCTTGGCGAGAAATGCTTGGAGATATTATTGGACACAACAAGTTTGTGTTCTTGTCTGCTAGCAAAGCGCACAAGAGAGAATCATATATAATTAACTCTCACTTTGGTCAATATGATGGGAAAGTTTGGTATTCAAACTCATCTTATTGTAGACCTAAGATAGTTAAGACATATAACCCATACAAGACTGGCAAGCAGTGGAACGGTTATCAACCACCTGTCTCAAGAGACAGCGACTTGATTGACACTAGAGCTGAAGGGTATGTTGACCCTTTAACTGGTGAAATCGTTTACTACGATGACCATCTCAATGACGAAGCTCAAGCTCATTTAGAGCGACAAGCAATCAGATATGAGGGATTGACTTATGACAAGCAATTGCTCGAAGATGATGCATTCGTTAAAACATGGGAAACATTGCAAGCTAACACTGGTTACCAAACCATTGAAGATGCAATGGACGGTCTATGGGCTGAAATTGATGAGAACGGTATATGGAGATGCTTTGACTGTGATAGCGCTATTACAGTCTGGGGTGTCAGAACATGTACTGACGATTGTCAACTTGGTAATTATATGGCAGAAGCTTCAGAGTACGAAGTTGCTCAGATACAAGCAGAAGCTGACTTTAAAAAGTCAACCAAGAAAAAAGAAACGAAGCAACAACAGCTTCCTTTCTAATTACAAATAAATAAAAATACAAAGGAGACAAACTAATGTCCGAATATACAGGCAAAATACGGGGGTCTAAGCTCCCGTATGACCATATTAAGGCACAGTATCTCAATATTGTAGATGAAAGTCGTGGTGGTGCAGACCACCCACTTCATGGAAACAATACTGAGCACACTTACAATAGATGGTTGCGTGAAACTCCTAACCTTACTGGTAGTAAGAAGAAGTACGATGCAATTGTATCTATTGACGTTGCCGAACTCATTGAGTCACTAACATCAGAAAATGTTAGAGACTTTCATGGGGCATCTATGAAATGGAAACGCAGTATGCAGGATGTTGTATCCAATAGAGCACATGCTTACGCAAGTAATCATAATGTAGATGTAGAGGCTGTCATAGAAGTACTGTATAGTTTATATTCAGTATTCGTGGCTGAACCTTTCTACTCTATATTGGAAAACAACTATACATACGGTTCCAGAATTAATTGGTTACGTAATCTATTGTCAGATAGATTCGGAGCTGTTAATTACAGTAACCCAAGAGCAACTTGGATATCTCATTATGAGACTATATCCAGTGGTATTGCGGATGCTGATGACTATTCACAGTCAGAGATTAGTGCTGTGTTTAGAAATCATATCCAATATCAAATGTATCCTAAACAATGGGACACTTTACCATTACGATACATTGGTATTCCTATGGTTACTGATAACTACATATCATATGCCTTACCTGGCAATGGTAATGAATTGAGTTACGACTCACTTTATTACAAGTCAGCTGGAGCTAAGAGTTGGTTCTCAGCTAAGAGAGGTTATTGGTATGGTAGGTCAACTGGTGGTCAAGTATTTGACGACTATTCAGGCAACTGGATAAGTAAAGTCAAATGGGCTAACAGCCGTAAGTACTCTGCATGTAACTTGTGTCATCACAAGTATGATGTAATGATGCTTGACTGGTACAAAGTACGTAGCTATCAAAATACAAGAAGCAGAATTTGCTATCAATGTATTGCTACTTATGGACTATCTTATAACCCTTGGCAAAAGTCTTGGATTATAGCTAGTTACAATAATAACGAAGATATGGACGTTGCAGCCAATGACAGACCAATCAGACTAAGACACGTTGACGATACTGGTGATAAACCAGTTGGTAGACGTGACTATGATTGGCGAGTTGATGAAGAGTTCCTAGAGGAAAACAACATCGACATTGATGTCAATGACCTTAAGTTACCAGTAGAGACCAGACGTTATCTTACATGGCTTAGGAAACTTCCTATGTCAGCAAGAATGAACATTGGCTTTACGTTAACTACGTTACGTAAGGATGCTATTGCTAGTCAAATGACAACTAACTCATCTGAGAGATTAGAGTTCTTGGATATGTACAGTCCTATACTTGATGCATTTCCTGCTCAATACAGGTCAGACGATACGAGAGGCGACCACATTGCTATGTGGATTGACTCTATGATGGAAGACCGTAATTTCAGAATGCGATACTCAAGTAGAGTAGCAGAGAGTAGAGTAACTGACGATGGTTGGCTTGAACCTTCTCATGGCATACGCCTAAACAAAGAGAAGAACTCATACAACTATCGACCAGACTTCTATTATGTTGACTATATTGATGGAAAATATTACTCAACATATACAGAAGGCTCAAGTGGTGACTATGCTTACTGTTCTGACCATGATATACCTAACCATAGATGTACATCATGGCACAGAGAGTATGGATTGTTTATGGGTCTAGAGCTCGAGCTTATTGCTAGAGATACTAGAGAACAATCTAATGTTGGACCAATGCAATTGTTCCAGAGAACATTAGAAACATTCCATCCTAATGACTATCGTAATATGTCACATGATGTAGCACCACAGTTAATGTACATCAAACATGATGGCTCACTACCATCAGCTACTGGTGCTGAGTTTATTTCTCAGCCAATGTCTATGAGAGCATGGCAAAATGCTCCTAAGACATTCTGGTACATGACTGAGCAAAACTACAAAGCACACAGTGTTGGTGGTGTAGGTATTCACATACATATACCATGGGACGCATTCACTGAGCAACACGGTTATACATTCTTGTCAGCGCTACAAGCACTGCAATGGAATGCAAACGGATTGCTTAGATACATTGCACAACGACCAAGCAACAGCTGGACATCTTGGGACCAATTGGATTACCACGATGTGCCTAATGTTATTGCAGCGGTTGTTCGTTCAAGACGTGCTAACAACTCAAGCAAGTATCAAGGTATTAACCTTATGCACAATAACACTATTGAGCTAAGATACTTCAACTCCAATGCAAAGGGCAATAGAGTTCTTAAGAACTTAGAATTTGTTCAAGCATTGTATGACTTCACAATGTGGAAGTCAGACAGTTCCGGTTGGGATAATGAACTAGGTCCTGATGAATCATTGCTAAATGAAATCAGTACTTGGCGTAATCAAGCCGACGAATGGTCAGATGCTGAAGAGTGTCTGATTAGGAACACACATGATGAAGACTTTGATGGAGTCTTAAACATTGAGCAAGTATTTGTTCAATTCATAACAGACAATCATCATAAGTATCATCATCTTATGGAGTTCTTATTGAGAAACGATGACGACTTGGAAATATCTCAAGACGAAATTGATTCTCTCTGGGAGCAACAAGAAGAAACTACTGAGGAAGAGGTTGAAGAAGTCGTTGAGACTGTACAACCTGTGACACGACTTGGTAACACAATATAATAAAAAACTATAGGAGATAATAATTATGCCTAGAAGTACAGAAAACATAAGACACAACGTAGACGAAACACCGGACTCATTGAGTTCGGTGCGTAGTTCGCACAGTGTCTTTGTAGTACACGAAAATACTATTGCTCTACCAGCTGGTAGAAGAAATGGTAAATGCTCTACGGAGCAAGCAACAAAGAATATCCAAAAAAGATACTGGAAAACTGGTATCCCTATGGGTATGGAATTGGAAGCAGAGTATGATGGTCCCGAATGTAGCTGTGATTGCGGTTACTGTGACGAAGCTGACCATGGTTACTGTGACTATGATTGCGATAACGGAAGCATACATGAATGGGTTCCTGTTCAAGATATCATTACTAAATCTAATGAATATCTTTACAAGCACATGCGTGAATATGCTATAAGTAAGGGTAGAGAAACATATCCTTACATCAATCCAGTAATAGCAAAATATGATGGCTCACTTGACTGTGGTGTTGAATTTAACTTTCAACCTATGACAGTTGAGTCATTCAGACCATTTGCACAGATTGTCCAAGACAATGCAGGTGGCTTGTCTGGCTATCACAATGACAGTGCAGGTATACATATACATATGCCTAAAGCTGCCTTTACAGATGCGGAACTTTACTTGTTCCTAGTTCTGTGGAGAACCTTTGAACTATATGTTGACGATGACGGTAAACCGTTCTTGGAAATCATATGTCAAAGGTCTGAAAACCAATGGTGCCATTACAATGTACCATTCGATAGAGAATCTGATAGAGAAGACCTGATTGAAGGTAAGCTCGGTAAGATATTCTACGATGTCATTAAGAACGGAAGAAGGTCGCATGCCAATAGATATTCCGCACTAAACCTTAATGGTCATGGTACAACAATGGAAGTTAGGGCATTCAACTCTAACTTACGTGCAGATAGACTAATTAAGAACATGGCATTCTTAGACGCATGTTGGAGATATGTACATCTTCTTTCAGACTTATTGAATGAAGGTAGATATAAAGAGGCTCTACAATATGTAACTAACTTACATTCGTTTGTAGGTTATTGTAAGAATCCACTTAGAAAGGGCTTCAATGAAGAACTTGCTAGGTTCTTAGATAGTAATTGGGACGATTCAGATTCTCATAAACAGCAATCGCTTATTTATGGAACTGACTTGTTGCCATATCTAATACAAATAAATGAAGAAGACAACTACGGAGGTACTGAATAATGAAAACATTATCAGCTATTCTTGCTTGGTTGTTAGTACCTACAGCAACTGACTATCATACACACCCAGGTTTATTCTGGGTTAAGTCTATGATAGCTGGTACCTTTCTTGCGTTTGCAATTATGGGTATTGCTGGTGGTATCTACTTTTACTTCAGCCCAGACTTTGATGACTGGAATGAAGACAGGTAAGTAGCGCTTCTATTTAGGGGGTATCTTCGGGTACCCCTTATAATACAAGCCTCTTAACACATACTTGATTTCTAGGCTCGCGGTGAGCTATATCCAATAATTCAATTTTGACCCTAGCACCCCCCCTGAGTAACTTTCAGGCATAAGGACGGGGTGGGAGAGCTGTATCTAAAATTGGGAATTGCCATTTCCATATGGGAATTTACATCTCTATATGGGAATTTGGGAATTAGTCAGTATTTATA